GACCTTGGTGTTGATACCATGTTTCAAGCAAATGATGGAATAGTGTATAAAATTGAAGTACCTAAGGGCCGTTTTGTAGATTTTCCTAAAATTGGCTATAAACGTTCTAGAGGCAAAGATGGAGACCCCAAAAGTGGTGGTTCATTCTTGAGCAAGAGTGAAGCCAAAGATGCTGGCTTTGATATCTGACGTTGACGGCATCAAACATTATTGGTGCGTAAATTGTGGCAAATATGGCACTTTTAAGGCTATTAGGTATAGAGGTGCCCATTGCCCTAGTTGTCATTATGAAGAATTAACAAAACTAGATGAGCAAGAGTTTGAAGAGGCAGCAAAGATAAGACCTTGGATACTGGAGAATAAAACATACGAAGAATGGACTGGAAAAAAATCTTTAGATAAGCAGAGGAAATAATGAAAAACAATAACAAAAATTATGAATATTATGTTGAGCATAATGAAACTTTTAAAGCTGTTCAATCTTCTAAAAAAGTAAAGAAATTACCTCCAAGCTTTTATGAAATTATGTCTGACCCTAGAAGTGGTGAGATATATTTTAAAAAAACCAAGAATACTCATGATAAACTAATAGATCTTCCAGATACTGCTTATGAAACTATTGTAAATGAGCTTAATCATTTTTTATTGCCATCTACAAAAAAGAAATTCAAAGAATTTGGTTTTTTATACAAACGGTCTTCACTTTTATATGGACCTCCTGGAACAGGAAAAACTTGCACTATAAACAGAGTTGCCAATAAGGTAATTGAATTAGGTGGAATAGTGTTGTTTAATCCCGACCCATCTTTGATTTCAGGGGCCATTGAAAGAATAAATAGCATCCAACCAGACACTACGGTTCTTGTAATATTTGAAGAATTAGATAGGCTAGTTCAAAGATATGAAGAAGAATTGCTTTCTATTTTAGATGGTGAGATTCAAAAAGAAAACATCATTTATTTAGCTACTACTAATTTTATAAATAAAATACCACAAAGAATTAAACGTCCAGGTAGGTTTTCTTCTGTTATTGAGGTTTCTTTTCCTTCTTACATTGCTCGTGAAACTTTTATTAAAAGTAAAGTTAAAGATCCTAAACTTGTAGATTTAATTGTCAAAAATTCTGAAGGCTTATCTATAGATGAAATTACAGAATGTATTAAAAGCGTTTGTTGTTTTGAACAAGACATTTTAAAAGTGGTAACTAGAATTAAAGAAAATGATAGAGTTTCTATGAAAAGTCATTCTATACAAAACTACCACAAACAAAAAGATATTCTTAAACAATTAGAAAAAGGCTTAGATGAATATGAGCTTAAAATCAATGGTGATGATTATGATGATTACGATGATTATGATGATGACCTTTAAGGAGAGACCATGAGTTTAGATGGTACAGATTTAGTAGTAAGCAATGATGGTAAGGCCAAATTTAAAGTTAATGTAATTGGCAATACTACCATGCAGTCTTATTTTGGAGATTTTGAATGTGAATGTGTACTTAGTGCTCTTGATTATATTAATGCCCACAAAGAATACGTCACTTATATTGGTGAAACAAATAGAGCCTTTTCTGAACCTGACCAAACGGCCTTCGAATTGATACAATTAAAATACAGACTAAAAGAGTGGGCTCCTTTTTGGCAAGCTAAAGATGGGCAGATGAATGGAAGTCATCTTAAAGATTTAAATGTTATATCTCATATCTATCAAATATGCGAAAAAGCTCAAGCAGAGTATAAAAAAATGATGAAACAAGAATATGATTCTGTTAAAGAAAAAATGCTTGCTGCTCGTGAAAAGCTTATTGAACAACAGCTAAAAAGAGCAGAAGAAGAAAAAGAGTCAGATATTACTCAGGCTTCAAAAGAAAATAAAGAAATAAACCTTACTGACAATGAGTGATTTTAGCATATATAAACTTATAAAAATGAAAGCAGTTCTTGAGGCTGTAGAAAATACAGAGGGCTATTTCTATAGGTCTATATGTCGTGAAATGTCTAAAAAATTTGGTATGCCATTAGATGTTGTAGAAAAAAAACCTGTTGTTTGGTTGCTACAACATTACTATGAAGATGGTTTAGAAGAAATAGATATGGATCAATTCCCTGAAATTATGGATAAACTGATTACTCCAGAAGGTTCTAGTGAACACCAAAAACAAATGGATGATTTTGATCAAGCAGCTATTGATGAAAACATTAAAGAGCTTGAGAAAAAAGGTTACAAAATTGTTGATGGCAAAAAGGTCAAAATTGGACAAGAGGCTGTGGAAAATAAAAAAGACGGTGTATTTGAAAGGATTAAAGAAGAGCCAGAAGGATTAGTTATTAAGGATTTTTCAGATATGGAAGAAGAGGATTAAACCCAGTCTTTGAAGTAAGCTATAGCCATGGCTAGACCTATCGGCATCATCATGTATCTAAACACAAAATTGACAATTTTTACATGCGAAGTAATTGGCTCTAATTTCTTGTTAAATTTAACCACTTCTAATTGGAGAGTCTGTTCTAATAAGTTATTTCTTCTCTGTGCTTCTTTGACTCCTGCAATATGGATTTTTAGCTGTTCATTATATACAGCTAGGTGCTTTTCCGTATCGGCAAGCCTGTCGTTAAAGGTATCTAGCTTTTTGCCTAGTTCTTTAACGTCTTTTTTCCAATCATCATGCATTTAGGTTGTCTCCAAATTCTTATATTAAAGATTAGGTAAGATTTAACGATATTATTAGAGTAATGTCGATTATTTAGGAGTTTTATATGTTTAAAGACATTTTTTCCAAATATTTCAGTAATTTACTGATTTTGCTTACTGTGGTAGGTATTGCCCTATTTGCCTATGACTATTACAGAGACAAAGCAGAGCAAAGAAAATATGCCAACCTTATTGGTACTAAAGAAAAATATGAACAATTAAATAAATATACAGCCAAATTGGAAAGTGACTATAAGTCCCAAAAAGACTTAATAGAAAAGGCAAACAAGGAATTTGCAGATTTTAAAAAAGATGCCAATGAAAGAATTAAACTCTTGTCTGATGCTACGTATCTTATTGGAAAGCATGTAGAAAAACAGAATGGACCGGACTACTATTTTGAAACTCCTAAAAGGACTAGAAATTATTTGCTAAATGAGATTCGATTGCAGGGTAAAGACTCTCCAGCCATAGGCTATATTATGATTAAACATGATGGTCGTACTTATAAAAGAAATTACACTTTTGATATAAATGTTAAGAACTTACAAACAATAGATGAAAGTACAGGTAAAGTAAAAGTTGTTAGCAAGGTCTATTTAATACAAAAAGAAGTGTCCCCCCTAACCAAGCGAGTAGAGGGCTATGATGATTGGGCCAATAGGCCTTACCCTTTAGAAATTACTGGTGGCGTGGCTTATATTGACCCTACTAAAAAAAATACTACTAGAAAATTTCATCTATGGGCACCTCATATAAATGGCGGATTTAATATTGGCTCTTCTGAATTAGTAAAAGGTGCAGTAGATGCCAGCTTAGCTGGTTATGGAATATCTAAAAATGATCTAAAATGGAAGTTTGTTCATTTAGGGTTTGATTTTGATTCTGAATTTAAAAATATGGGATTTCACATTACACCAGCGTCCTATAGAATATTCGATACTTATATAACAAACACTTATATTGGCCCTGGAATTGGTTGGGACAATAAAGGTACAAATTTTTACTTAAATCTAAACTTGGGGTTTTAATGAAACTAGTTATAGAAGAAAAATTACAAAAATGCAGACAAGACCTTCACAATTTGGTAAATGCTAGAGATAATTTGCGTAGTCAATTAGAAACCTTAGAAACAAGAATTAAAGAAAGAAATGGTGCCTTTCTTGAGCTTCAGCAAATTGTTAAAGAGCTTGAAAATCAAGAAAAGAAAGCTGAAGCAGAAAAGGTTGTAAAATCGGCCAGTGTTGTAGAAAAGAAACCTGCACCTGTAAAAATTACACCAAAAACAAAAGCTTAATTTTTATTTATACGATCAAGTCTTGCTTGATTGGCATGGTCATCACAGTGGCTAAGCAGTATGTGTTTAAAATCTTTGAGGCCCATGTCTTCATAATTTTTTACTAGCTTTTCAATTCTGTTTAATACCATTCCACCAGCTTCTATACATACTTGACTGTAATCACCGTCTTTAAATGGGTTTGTTGTTTTTTTACTTCTCTTTATAATCCTATAAAAACAATTAACCAGCCGCATCCATGCTAGGCCAAAAAGAGCCTTAATGCCATAAGGTCTGCCAGACATATCGTGGGCATCTCTTTCTATTTCAATTAATGTTTTTTTATCAACATAAAAATCATAAAGCTCTATGACTTTTGCGTGCTTTTTAAAATTTACATTGCTTAATATTCTAATGCCAGAGCCAACTGCTTCAAATATTTTTCTTCTCTGAATAGCTTCACACTTCCATGTAACAAAAACGTGAGAATATTTGGTGCCTTCAATTAGCATTATTAGCCATGCTAAAATTTTCCACTTATTTGGTCTAGATAGCCCTATAGAAACTTTGTATTTTTTATTCATAAATTTCCTAATAGTTTATTTTATTTACAAGATAATCTCTAACAGTTATTAAAGGTTTGTCAACATCTGCTTGGTTGATGACCTCTCCGTCCTCATCATAGATTGGTGCAGCTGGTTGGGATATTGGAATTGCAAGAAAAGTATAAGGTGTAGTAGAAATATCTATATTTAAAAGATAGCTTTTCCAATCATGAACACCTAATTCAATAAAATCTTCACGAATAGTTTTGCATTCATCCCAAAAAGGCTTAATCATGTTAATGACAGGAACTAGGCTTTGGCCAGTAGCTTGCATTATAACACCTGACAAGAATGCTTTAAGATTTTCTACAATAATTACCCTAGCATCTATTCTTTCCTTAAGAACTTTAGCACCTTCATAGGGATCAGTTAAATCAAAAGTTTTGCTTTTAATAAGTATAGGATTTGATTTTGTATCGTTTTTTCTATAATAATAAAGAACTTCTTCTCTTTTTATCATAAGGTTTTCTGGAGTAGTTGTAAATACAAACTGTATTTCAGCAATTAATTCGCTTTCATAATAATAAAGTGCTTTTTCAGGTCTACCATTGTTTAGCATTTTTACTTTTTTTTCAAGGGAAATACCAGACTTAACGTGTCTTACAAAATCAATATTTTCTATAGGATAAGTAACAAAATCATCATTAATTAAATCTATAACTCTATAATCAGCATAAGAATCTGGATCATGATTGTTTAAAAAATCAACAATAGCAATTTCTTGATTTTCTTCTGGTTCTTGTTTAAGATATAGTTTAAGAATTCCATTTTGATGAATACTTCCTACTATTAAATTTCTAATTTCTTCAGATATTTCACCAAAAAAAGATATCATTTTAAAATTTTGTATTTCGTATTCTCTAATTATATCCATATTAGTTCTCCACACCAACCGTTGTTAGCTGGCAACCAGTAATTGTTATTGGCTGATCTACCAGTGCTTGAACAGATACTGTATAAGTGCCTGATGGTAAATTTTGTACAAAATGGGCCACAGCTCCAGTATCGTTAAACGTAGATAAAGTATCAAGAAACGCTGTACCGTTGTTTCCATTAATAACAACCCTAAACTGAACATTGGCATTAGCTCCACCAGCTCTTAATGCGGAATAATAAAAAGTACCATCCACGCTTCCAGTGTCGGTTAAAGAAATCGTAGTGCTCATTCCTGGAATATTAGCAAAAGTAGTAGATGTAAAAGAAACGTTAGTATTGTTTACAACACTTCTGTCTGGTGTTGGAAAGTTTACTGTAGCTGAAACTCTAACCCAAGCAGCTACTCGAACATCCTTCATTGTACCAACAACAGTATTTGTTCTAAAACTAAGTAAATCACCAGCGTTAAAAAGTTCAGAAGGAATATTTATTACTTGGTTATTAGAGGTGAAGTTAACAGTGGTAGCTAGCACTCCATTTCTCATAAGGTCAATACTGGCACTTGTTCCAAAAGTTTCTGCTTGAAAAGTTAAACAAAAAACTTCACAATCAATGCCCATTGGAATACCTATTGTTCCAACAGCACCATTACCGAAAGACCATTGTTCTTTATTATTAGAAAGTGCTCCGTTTTCTTCGGCCCATATTGGGAATACTGTAAAGCCATTATTGATCTCTGCTGGCTGCCAAACAGTGCCATTCCATTGAAGGAGCGATCCAGCTACTGGAGCAGCCGTAGTAGTATCTACGTCACTATGAGTATCAATAGAACCAGCTGCACTAACCTTGGCTGTGTTTAAGGCTATAGCAGCGTCTTGGGTAGCATTGATAGTGTCTACATAGTTTTTTGTTGCAGCATCTTGGGCACCAGTAGGATCAACCAAATTGATTAATCTTTTGTTAACAAAATCAACAGAAGTCCCTGGATTGATAGCCATTTGAATATTGGAAGCTATACCTACTCCGCTAGCAATTCTATAAACGTTAGCGCCATTTACTGCACCAGCAGACCAGTTATTGGTGTTGTTTGATCTGTAGTTTGTGTAAGCAGAGTTGTTACTGCTTATAATTGTATGTGTACCACTAGCGCCTGTACGGTTAATTGTTTGGTTTTGTGTAAAAATGTTGGCTATATTTACTTTGGCGTAATTTGTCAAAACTCCAGTTTCGCCATTTACTGATTGAACAGGAGCTGCAGCAGCTGCTTGAGCAGCGTTAACATAGCCAGCAGGGTTTGAAGCATCGTATTTTAAGTTTAACGCATTTTGAGTAGCTGTACTTATAGGTTTATTTAAATCACTAGTATTGTCTACGTTTCCTAGGCCAACTTGAACCTTAGTAACAGCGTGAGGATTATTGGTCAAATTTGCATGAGCATCAACTTTAGCTTGAGCTTCGGCACTGGTTTCATATTGTGGGTGTGGATCTCCAGCAGCCAAATGCGTAGAAATAGCATTACTTATTTGAGTATCTGTTTGAGCAGTAGTGTAAGCTCCAACTTGAGCAGCAGTAGTACCATGAGGGTTATTTGTTAAGCCACGATGCGTAGTATTTAAAACGACACTAGCATTATTTGTTACTCTAGTTTCTGTATAATATAAATTGGTGCCTTCAGCAATATTTGAAGTAGTTAAAACCACATTGCCTGTTAAGCCATTGACCGATTGAACAGGGCTGTCGGCTGTTAAAAATCTTTGATAAGCAGCGCCGTCCCAAACATAAGTTGCTCCACCAGAGTTTACATTAGGATCTGCACTAGCATCAGTTACAATTACATAATCGCCCTGAGAAACTTCTCCAGAACCAGCACCAATAGTTAGGGCGTTTCTTGCTGGAATATCTGCAACAACAAAAGTTTCAGAAATAGCAGTGGGGGGCAAATATATCGGATTAATTTTAGAATTAGCATCTAAACCAACATATCCATTTGCTTGATTTTTTTGAGAAAGCAATTGGTAATTATTAAGAAGCGTATTTACTTCAGTTTCAGTGTAATAACGTGAATCAAGAGACCCAGTAAGTAATTCAGTTTCAGTAAAATAGCGGTTGTCTAACTGTCCACCATCAAGCTCAGTTTCAGTGTAATAGAGATTGTTTAATTGGCCAGCATTAAGTTCAGTTTCAGTGTAATAGCGAGCATCAAGAACACCATTAACAGATAATTCAGTTTCTGTATAATATCTGTTGTCTAGTTGCCCACTATCAAGAAGGGCTTTAGTGTAATACCTAGTATCTAGGGCACCATTGTCAAGCTCAGTTTCAGTGTAATAGAGATTGTTTAGTTGGCCAGCATTAAGTTCAGTTTCGGTATAATATCTGTTATCTAACTGTCCACCATCAAGTAAAGCCTTAGTGTAATACCTAATATCTCCACGAGCATCATTGTGATATTGGGTATGATCATCATCGGCCAAACCAACAAGACCGCCATGATCTAATCCACCACCTGGAGCAACCAAAGCGTCTATTTGTGTAACAAAGTCTTGAAGATTTGTTGCTGTAAACTGGGTACCAGTAGTGTCTACTGGAACTTCAGCTGCATTTTGATCATCCTTAGCATTTGGCTCTATGGTTGCTAATTTATTTTCATCAGCTATGGGATAAGATCTTTTAGCAGTGTTTGCAGCTACAGCAGTGTTTGCAGTTACAGCAGTATCAAAATCTATTATTTCAGAAGCTACATGAGTATGATCTGGAACAACACTTTGGTTTATTAATCCATCATTAGAAGTTATAGAATCTAGGGCTGGTATTCTTGTAACATTTGGATCTAAAGCATAAACTAGTTCATCGGGAGAACCTTCAAGAAGTTTTAAAATGTCACCATTAGCATCAACGTATGCTTTATAGTTAATAGCCATTTATATTTCCTCCACTAGGAAGCTTGTACCTGTAGGGATTGAGTCTACGCCACCAGCAGAAATAGATTGTAGCATTACCCTAAATTGTTGGCCAGAGGTAACATCTAAAATAGTGTTTATATGGGAAGTATTTTCCCCACTAGCAGTATTTCTATGGTACCCATAAGCTCTTGATTGGCCTTCAGCTATAGGAATGTCTGCAAAAGTAGAACCATTAAATCTTTGAAGTCTAGTAAGAGAAGTTTGTCTAGCTCCATTGTTAGTGTCATTTGTGCTCATTATACTAAATCTAAATTTTCCAGTTTTATTAATTATTAAAATACCAGTAGTAGAATTGTAATAGAAAATACCAGTAATTTGGTTAGGCGAATCAAAAGACAAAGCCACAGGTGCTGTTACATTTATTTGAGCAGTTTGTTGAGTTGCTTGAAATATATCAGTGGTTACTATTCCAGTTCTACCATTAAACGAATTAACATATGTTTGGCTTTCTATAACTAGAATTCTAGAGCCTAAGTCATCTACTGCGGCTTGAAGGTTTGCTCCATTTACTCCAGCAGCAGAATCATCAAAGGTTATTTGTACAGCATTGTAATCACCATTTTGAGCAACAACATTACCTGTTCTGCCAAAAACTGTTTGAACATCTGCCACTATTTGAACTTGTTCATTTGTTCCAGGGTTTAATATAAATTTTTGTATACCAGCGCCAGCTACTACTTTATCATTTAAATAACCAGGAGTAGTATCTGTTCCAGATACAGCAACCAAAACATCCGTATCTTCTAGTGGTACTATTGATTGGTCATCTTTTTTTAGTTTTAATTTGTTATCATTGGAATCCAAAAATATAAAACATCTATTGGCAGGCACTGGACCTAATAGTGAAGGATCTCCTAATGCTAGTCTTATCTTAGCGTCCATTATTCCTCCACCGCTAATTCGCCGTCAATTTCTACTGTTCCATCTACTTCAAAACAACCAAGAACTATCATTTGGTGATTTTCTCTAATAGGAAGCTTTTTACCAGTAGGTACATTTTTGTAAGAGAAGTTATTGTCTGTAATATAGTCAAATTGACCCTCTAATACATTAAAGGCTATTTTAATTTTTGGTTTAACTTTTTTAGCCATTATGCTCTAGTCCTTCTAACTCTATACAAATCTCCCTCAGAATTATAAAAACAAGTAAGGGTCATTTTTAAAGTATTATTTTCTCTTATTTCTATAATTTCAGGATCTCCATCTGCTGTAAATTGTACTATTTCAGCATCATCCAATGGAGCATCTATAAATCTATTTAATGCAACAACATCTGCTGCAGCCTTAGATTCGTCATCGTTTGCTGTAAAAGAAAGTTCATAATTTTGATTACCAATTCTTACAGAATCATGAACATCGCCTGAATCAGGGGCACCATCTTTTCTTGATAACTGTACTTCAATTTCAGCATTGACGGTACCTATGGATATACTACCATCTGAAAGTCTTACAAATAATGGGTTTGTTTCATTGTAAGGTTTGCCTTCTTCGTCAACATTAAATACTCGGATAGCATTTATACCTTCTCTTTCATGAACAAAGCTTATTAAATCTTTTTGAGATACAAATTGTTTATCTTGTTCACTGGCCTCTACCGTTGCGCTTAAAGCAACAGTGTAAGCAGAAATATCTACTGGTCTTTTTTCTTCATAATGGCCAATAATAAGTCTGTCAGGATAGACATTTATAATATCTGCCTCAATATTTGGCAACCCTGTAGCTTTTAATAGTACTCTTTGGCGTATTCTGAAACCTTTGACATTTGAGAGATAAACGTAGCCATTCTCACCACCATCAGCGGTAAATGGTTTTGGATCAACTTTTAACCATTTTTTCTCAAGAGCCATATATTAAAGATTACTTTAAGCTTATTTCCCAACGAATCTTGCCACAGTCCCACACTCTGTACATGCTAAGCATATTTGCCAGCTGATTTTCGGTGTATTTCTGGTGATATTCTTTTTCTTCATTTTCTTTTATTATATTGTTATTTATCAATTTTTTTATTAAATTTTTCTTTTTATTTGCCTGTTTTCCAGAAACTTCTTTAGTCTTTGTATTGTAATAAAAGTAATCCTGTCTGAGCTCTTCTGCCTTTGTCCATCCAGTTGTTTGATAAACATTGCCATTGCTTATTCTGTTGTCACTCCAACTGATAATTTTACCGTAATCATTCTCTTTGGCATATTGAATCAGGGAATTGGTTAACCTGCTGGCTCCACCTACCACTGTTACCCCACTTTTGAATACCAACCTGTTTAGAACAAATATACCATCTTGGCCTTGTCTATGATGTTTACTGCCAGTAACCAAACCTATTAGTTCATCATTATAGTATAACCCATAGGCTACATCCATGTTAGACTTGCCCTGTATATGATAGATATCTAGAAATTCTTTTGCAGTTTTTTGATTGATTTCAGAGATTTTACACTTTCTGGCGTATATTCTTGTATGATTTTTATTTAATTTGCTCAACAGAAAACTCTTTATCTGTTTTTGTTTTGTATCCCATTCATGCTCAAATATTGTTATTAACTGAATGCCTTTATCTTTACATGTTTTAAATTTAGATGAATGAGTACTATTATCTTTTAAATATTTTTCAGAATGCCAAAGTAAACCGTTGAATTCTATGCCAAGTCTGATTTCAGGTATGTAAATATCTATCTCTCTACTTGTATTATCAATCTCTATTTTATTGAATGTAGTGGGGTGGGCAGATGGGTAGTACTCTTTGATCCACTCTAGCATTTCGATCTCCTTAAGGGAATGACGATTGTTACAAGTAGGGCAGCCACTCTTTTGCTGCAATGTGTTCCAATCAGTGTTCCATCTGTGGTTTTTCCTACATTCAATTTCCATTTTCGAATGGTTGTTTATGTATTCCTTGCTCAGAAGGGTATATCCTCTCTGTTTCAAATTTTTCCTAACACTTTCTAGAGTGGGCCAATTCTTTCTATGGCACTCCCCACACCTTTGACCTGACTTAAAATCTCTATAATTTTTGTAAAATGTGTGACCTTTGTCACATAAGATTTTTAAATCTGTATTGTTGTTAGTATATTCTTCTGTTATCAATGTGTACCCTGCACTTTCAACGAAATTTCTTACCTGGATTATGGTAAGTTTTTTATTACCTGCACATTGGGGGCATCCGTGTCCCTTGTCTATACCACCATTCCACTTTGCTCTAAAGGTGTGACCTCTTGGGCATTCAAAATCCATTTTAGTGTGAGAATCAATATATTCTTTAGATATAAGCTTTATTCCCAAATTTTTTACTTTATTTTTTATATATCTTACACCAAGCTTTCTGGCTTCTTTTCCACAATGAGGGCAGTCTCTTTTTTTCTTGAGCCTGTTCCACCTCCTATTAAAAGTATGCCCTTTTGGGCATTTTATAGAAAGGCTTTTGCTTGCATTTACATATTTTTCAGAAAGCACAATTAATCCATCTTTTTTTATGCTTTCTTTTATATACTGTAAGGATGGCCTACCAACTCCAGAGCAGTAAGGGCATCCGTGTCCCTTGTCTATACCACCATTCCACCGCATGGAAAATGCATGGCCTTTGTCACAAAGTATATCCAACTTTTGTGAGGAATTTTTATATTTTTCAGAAAGCAAAATATAATTTAATTTTTCTTTCAAGAAAGATCTTATATACTCTATTGAGTGTTTTTTATTATTTTTGCCCATGAAATTACTCCTAATCTTATAATATCAAGATTAATATTGGTGTAATTTCATGGGCTATAAAAACCTTTTATAAATATAAAAGGTTATAAATTATTAAAATTTATGATAAATTTATGGAAGCTCTACTGCGTCTTGACCTTCGTTTTGACCACCGTCTTCGTCACTTAGGATTGTACCAGTGTACGTTACCTGAACACGAGTAGTAGCTCTAGCTTGCAAGTTTGTATTGTAAGCATTGGCTACACAGCCAATAACTGTCATGATGTTCTCACCAGTTTGTCTGTCAGAAACAGAAAGTTTAACATTTTCAAGGTTAAGAAGGTCTTGAACCTTTGGTACCTTGGGAAGGGTGTGAACACCATTGCCAACTATTCTGAAACCACTTGCGTTTACCACAATTGCCTCATAGCTGGTAGGAGCAATTTCGTGAGCACTGAATCGGCCAAGTGTATGAATAGGCTCTACCCCAATATTAGCTCCATAGCTACAAGATTCATATATTGCTACCAAAACATCATCAACGAATACCTTAGCTCTCGCGCCCGTCATAGTTTGTGCCATTATTTATCTCCTTTATAATTAAAGTTAGTATATTCAAAAGTATAATTTTTGTGGCTTTTTCTATTGCCTTTTAGGCAGTGACCTATATTGCTTGCATTTATTTTTAGCTCATCTGCACAAGTAGATTGGTTTTCCCAAAATCCAATCAATTTCTTATTTTTATATACTTTAAATTGTTTTTTGTTAATATTTAACATTATGTCTTTGCAAATTTTTCTAGTTTCTGGATATTTATCTTCTTTTTCAAAAATATAACCTTTATATTGGTTTCTTTTCCCTGAAAGACAATTAGATATTTGACCTCTAGTTTTTTTGCCAAACATATCTATATTAAATTGAACAGCACTTAGCCAACTTCCTACAAATTTTCCCTTCTTATATATTGCTTTTTGATTGCGTTTTGCTGTTTGTATACAGATAGCTTCATAAACATTAAATTCACCAGAACCATTGGCCAGTAACCATTTATTGTAAGATTCATTATTCTTAAAGGTTTTTAAGCCATTTTTTTTAGCAATTTTACTTGCTTTTTCTTTAGAAATGTGTCTTTTAAATTTCATTCCAGTTAATGATTTAGAAATTTTTTCTTTAACTTCTTTGTTAAATTTAAAATTTTTGCCACCACTAGTAAGGTTGTATCCCTTTTTATTGTTAGTGTAGTCTTTTTTTGTAATCCAATTTGTTTCCTGTTTATTCAATTCTTCAATGGAATTACAAGTTTCTATAGCTTTTACAATAAAATTTTCTGGACCATATTTTCTTATAGCTCTATGAAATAAAGTATTTGATTTGAAAGACAGAGCATCTCTTACATGAGATGCCCATCTGTTGGGTAAGCATTGGATTGTTTGGCCAATATACCCTTTTTTATTAATAAGACACTTTACTTCGTATATTACCATATTTAAGCAGCAGCTTCTAGCTCTACTTGGCTAATGTTAAGGGTGATTGGTATGAAGTAAATTGCAGTAGCAAGTTTAACTTCAATGCTAATCTCGAGAATCGGTCCACGAACACGAATCTTAAGGTTTTTATAACCAAGAGGAGCGTCCTGAGAAGCAGCAATAAGCTTAATTCGCTTATACTCTTCCATCTTTTGTTGAACAAAAGAAATCACAGTTCCACCGTCAATATCTGCAAGAGACTTACCTTTGAATCGTCTAGCAAGTGAGCTAGAGAAGTCATCAGCCAATCTATCAGAGATATAAACCGCTTGCAAACTATTATAAACAAAATTAGTGTCAAGACCATAAGTAGTTTGGTCAGAAACCCACTCAGGGCCATCACCAACATCTTGCATTACAAACAATCCAGCTTCAAGGGCTCTTTCAAGGTCACCTTGGTTTCCAGAATCAAAACCTGAAGGATCTCGGAAAGCAATGATATTGGCAAATTTACCAAATACTGCTTTGTAGAATCCAGCGCTTTGCATTCCAGCAGCGATAACAGCGCCCATCCAAGGTTGGAAAGTCTTAGTAGCGCCTTGACTAGAACGGTCAACGTCCTGGCAAGTAATTATTGAACGGTAAGTAGCAAGAGTACCAGCTTTTTCTACAGCGTCATCAAATAGACCTTTGTAGCTCAAACAACCAACTCTGTATCTTTTAAGTTTAATTGTACTCATTTTTAATACATGAGACTTAACGTCTGCATGGATTGCATCAATAGTATAAGTAGAAGCAGCTTCAGTCAAGCTATCAGAGATATCGTCAACAGCATCTCTAGAAAAGAGAGGCACGATAAAGTTAGCTTTTACGCTTTCTGCTTTAGCAATAGCTTTGTTAACGTCAGCAGCAAGGGTAGCACCTTTAGCTCCACCAGCAAGATAAATTCTACTAGCAGTAGCGTCAGGAAGACCCTGAGTAGCAGTAACAGTAGTACTAACAGCAACAGAAGTAGCAAGTTGAGCTTTAAAGTCTGCAATGTTCTTTTTAATTCTTCCAGGCTTGATAGCTGTATTAGTAGAAGCAATACCAGTAGTAGTTTGATCTAAGCTAGCACTAGATTTTTGGCTCAAAGAAGCAGAGGTACTAGCAGTGTATCCAACTTGAGAGTTGATATAATCAACAAGCTCACCTAGAGTTTTAAAATCAGCATAGTTAGCTGTAAGGTCTACACCTGAACCACCAGTAACAGTGGTAGAAATTCCAGTAGCTGTAGTAGTGATTGTTGCAGTAGTACCTTCGTAACCAATTTCAAGAGCTATTGGAGAAAGAACCTCAAGAGTTTCATTGATATTGTCACTTTGACGAACAACAGAAACTTCAACTTCGGCTTCAGCGGCAGACTTAACAAGTCCAGCATCCAAACCAAGAGAAACCAAGTCAACATTATCACCAGCAATCTCAAAAGATTTACCCCAACCCTTAGTGTGAGCAGCAACATCAGCATCAACGCTAATAGTGATAGTAGTAGCTGTAGCATCCGTACAGCTCATTCCAGCAGGAAGGGCAGCGTCAATCTCAGCGGCTAAAGTAGCAGCATCGGTATGTCCACCAACACCCAAAGTGATAGTAGTCAAAGCACCACCGTTCAAACGAACAGTAAACTCTGCACCATCAAGGGCAGCACCAAAAGCAGGGATGGTATCGCTTGTCAAAGTAGGAGCAATCTCTGACTGGCTTTCTGTAACTTTATAACTAATTTCATTACCTTTTTTACCAGAGTTAAGGGCATCCAAAGAACCATAGGCAGTAGCTAAAGCAGCAGTGGCTTTAGTTGACTTGTTAGTTTTAAGGATATAAACACCACTAATAGAACCTTGGATTTCAGTATCATTTGCAGGAGCAGTCAAAGCATCCATGGCGTCAGCAATATTACTTCCAGCACCATATTTAGCTTCTACACGATCATATTGATCAGGACTGTAGAACTCTTTTTTGAGGTCTTGTTCATCGTATCTGTCACCGCTATCAGCTTCACCAATGATTACAATAGCTCCACCAGCAGCAATACCTACAGGTTGGCTTCTAACTTGTACATCAGGATAAGCGTCAGGTATAACAGTATTAACCTTGTCTGTCACTAATCTTTGAGCCATTATTTATCTCCTTTATTTATACCAAAGTTTTTGATGCCTTCTTCAAACTTTTCTGGTTTATCACAGCCAATGGCTTTAAGGTGCAACCAGATAATCTCTCCAATTTCCTTGGATTCTCCGTAGGCTTTTCTATTTTTTGTCCAATAATTAGACCATTCTTCTTTATGGTCTTTAACTTCTTTTTTAGCTTCAGCTTTACCAAGCTTTTCGGCCTGTTCAAGTCTCAACTGTCTAGCAGCTGCTAACTTTTGCTGAACATCAGAAGTTTTCTTTTCCTTCTTATTAGCCATTATTTATCACCTTTAATTTTAGCTTCTCTTTTTTTAAGAAAAGTAACCAGAGGCTTTTCTGATTTTTTAGCAACCTTAAGATCACCACATTTTTCAATTTTTTTATCAGAATCATCATCTTGATCATCATGCTCTTTGCCTTCTTCGCTGTCATCTTTTTGACCACGAGCTTCAGCGTGACGATTGTCTTCAAAACGCTCAGTACGATTACTGTCTTTTTTGCGTTTTTTCTCAGAAGCATCTGTAGTATCTACATCATCAGACTCAGTATTGTCTGCTTTTGATACTTCTAAATCTTGCCCTTCTGGTTGATCACTTGAAGGGGTAATTTTTTTACCTTCTTCTACAACGTGAGCACTGTTATGTGCCTTATAAAGAGCATGAACCTTATCAAGAATAGCAATTGCCACTTCTCTTTCAGATTTTTTCATTTTTCCTCCAATATTTAGGGCAGGATGCTTGTCTCTGTGATCTCCACTTCCAAGTTTGGAGGCATGACCTAGAATTTCTTTTTGCATAGCAGAGTTAATTCCACCTTTATGTTCTCCATGAGCATCAGAAGCATTCACAGTTTCACCTTGGTGACCATAATGGCTTATAGTCGAACCTTTAGGGCCGTGATTAACATAAGCATGTAATTCACCGTGCTCTGGATGGTTAACTTTAAATATTGATGTTTTACTCATTTATTTCTCCGATATTACTTAAGATTAATTCATCTAAATTTCACAATTTAAAAATAAAATGATTTCAACTACTTACTTTTTTTTATGTATTTTTTCAAGTAAGTTTTTGAGTTTTTCGCCTTTTTTCATTTTAGTTTCATATAGTTCTTTAAGTTTTGCCTGTTTTTCAGGGCTCATATCTTTAAGACTAGTTACTGGTTGTTTTTTATTTTTAGTTTTAAGTTTTTTCATGTCTTCATCAAACTTGCGTTTGCCTTGTCCACCAGTAGCATTTGCACCAGTTTTCATTTTAACTGAAGAATATTCAGAACTTATATCGCCTACATTCCCATGTATACTATTTTTTCTACGCTCATTATCTGCCTGAGTGTATTGTCCGGCACCTTTAGGGCCATAGTTAGATTTATTCAAAGACTGATTGTATTTTTTTTCTTTTAAACGTTCAGAAGTTTTTTCGTATCTTTTTCTATCTGAAACATCAAGATCATGGGCTCTATTCTGTCTGTCATTGTGTTTCATTGCCCTTGTTGCTATAGAAGAATCTCCGACTTTTTCTTTACCGTATTTAACATCATCAACTTTGGCTTTGTTCAATACTCTTTTTTCGGGAGAAATGCTAGTGTCTAATTCCGGTATATTATCTTCATCTTCAAGATCATTGATGGCTTTTTTAGCTTTAAGCTTAGCGTGTTCTTGAAGTTTGGATTTCAAACTTTTTGCTATTTCTTGTATTACTTCTTGTGGTGTATAAAATTTTTTATTCATTGAATTCCTCAAAAATTAAAGATTTAGTCAGAAATCTCATCATCTTCTATTGTTTGCCATGGAGAACACTCATCTGCTATCTGATCATCTAGGTTTGATAGAATTTTGATACCAGCAGGAGAAGCCGTTTCTGATTCAGAGTCTTTTATTTTGGCCACCTCTATAATTCTGGTTGGAGATTTTACCCATTCCATTTTTGCCAAACCATTTAATTTTACTGTTCGCATATAAGTATTGTCTCCACCAGTAGCGTCTTTTACTATGTCTGTGCTTTGAAATCCGGCTAATTGAAAGCCATTGCCTTCAATGAGGGCTTCATTGTATCTCAAAAGCCCATATAAAACAACATCATGAAGCCAAATAGCATAAGCTGGCTCACCATGGGCCTTACATTCAAAAACGTATTCTTGCTCAAAGGTTCTGGCTTCAATTCTGGCTCTGTATAGTGGATACTGAGGGAATACACCTATTCTGGTCACTCCTGTCATGTCTAGAGTATCTAGGATTTTTACAGAGTTGTTGCCTATTATTTCTTCAACAGTGTAGGCATTTCCGTTAGAT